AAACGCGGCAGACTGTAAATCTGTTCCTTCGGGTTCCATAGTTCAAATCTATGTCCCTCCACCACTTATTATTGCCTCGTAGCCAAGTGGTAAGGCATCAGACTTTGACTCTGACATTCCGATGGTTCGAGTCCATCCGAGGCAGCCATTTTATTTACGTCTCGTTAGCTCAGTAGGTAGAGCATTTGACTTTTAATCAAAGGGTCGGGGGTTCGAGTCTCCCACGAGACACCATTTGATAATTAAAGCCCGTATTTACGGGCTTTTTTCTATGTAATTAAGTTTTTAAACACACTTCAAACACACTTTTTAAGATTATTTTAAATTATTTAGAATATCAGTCATACTTTTTAACTCACTTTTATACAAGTGTGTATATGTATTTAATGTTATAGATATACTTCCATGACCTAAATATTTTGACACGAGAGCAATAGTTGCACCTTCATGAATTAAAAGTGAAGCACAACTATGTCTAAAATCGTGTATGCGGATTTGCTTAACATTTGCTTGCTTACAATAAGCATTTTTTCTTTTTTGAATAGTCGTTTCTGGTAATGGTCTAACTCCACCAAATACAAACCAATCATCACTAAATCCTTTCATATTTATATAGCCTGTTTTTAGTGCTTTTAAATCATTTATAAGAATATTAGGGAGTGGAAGGACTCTATTACTATTCCTAGTTTTAGGCGTTGATATTGTCCATTTTTCGCCCTTAATTTTAGTTGTTAAAGTTTTATTTATTTTTAATTCGTTTTTTGAAAAATCAATATCTTTCCAAGTTAGTGCCTGAGCCTCGCCTTGACGAACTCCCATATAGTAAAGTAATTCAAAAAAAGTATGCCATAAGTGTTCTGTAATAACACTGTCATATTTTGTATACTCTTCAAATGTGAAAAATATCATTTCTTTTTTAATATTATTATTGCTTTTGATTATGCCGCAAACTTGTGGAACTGTAGAACCAACACCATAGAATTTTAAAGAATAATCAATAAGTCTATTAATTAAACTTAGTATTTTGTTGGAGTAGGGAATTGATAGCCCTTGTTTTATAAACTCATTTTTCAATTGATTAAATACTTGTGTTGTTAATTTTTGAACTGTCAAGTTTCCTATAGCATCTCGTAAATGATCGTATTGATATTCATTCTTTCTTAATGTCTGTGGCTTTAGTTCTAATTTCATTTTTTCTTGATATTCATCGAATAGTTGATTAAATGTTTTAGTTGTATCTACAGCAGTGTTTAAATGCAATTCTAATCTATATTTTGCTTCTGCCTCTTCGGCTTCCCTTTTTAATTTATATTTGGTGGAAGTATAATCTTTAGTAATTCCATATATATTTTTGTATTTAATTCTAAAGAACCAACTTCTTCCGTCCTTTGTTTTAATTTTTGATTGATAAATCGCCATTTTCTATTCCCCCTAACGCAATTTTATGATAAAATTAGGGTACATAAAAAAGAATTGTCTTGCTGGACATTTGATTTTATGTACCTCGCTCGATATTCGTAGTATCGGGCTTTTTTTATTGTCTAATATTTTTAAGTTTATTAATTCTAATTATTTCATATTATCTATCATTTTGTTTATGATATCTTTTTGATCTTTGGATAAATTATCAATTTTTTGCTTTAGAATTTCATCTTCACTTTTTTTAATATCCCTTTGTCCACTTATTAAATCTTCAATATTTACTTCAAATATACTAGCTATTTTTAGTATATCAGCCATAGCAGGTGATCGTTGTCCAAGTTCCCATTTCCCAATAGTGGAGTAGTCTTTGCCTAATTTCTGGGCTAATTCTAGTTGTGTTAGACCATTTTGGGTTCTTAATTTTTTTAAATTTTTAGCAAAATTGTTTTCCATTTCTCCCTCCCAAGAATTATTATACATAATTTTTTTAAAATAAACAAGACAAAATGTCATATTGGTATTGACATAAGACAATAAGTCTTGTAAAATGAAAGAGTAGATAGGAGGTATGAAAAATGAATTCGAGTGATATGCTTAAAAGATTTAGAGGTAAAAGTCTTTTGACACAGAAAGAAGTTGCTAATGAGCTAGGAATTTCTAGACAACTATATAATACTTATGAAAACAATATTTTAAAATGTCAATTAGATACTTTGCTTAAAATATTTAAAGTGTTAAATGTATCAGAAGAAGATATGAAAAGTTTTTTATTTGCTCTTCAACAAGACTATATGTCTTATATAGAGGCGTAGCAAAATGAAAAAAAAGAATAACTAGTTATTTTAGAAAGAGGAGAAATGCAGATAACTGCTAATATTTTAGAAATTGAAGTGCTTAATGATTATGTAGTAATCACAACAGAAAAAAATTTTAATCTTGAAAGCTTAGAACAAATAAATATAAAAAAGCTAGATAGTGTAAGTATCCAGCTTTAAAAATTAGTTTTCACTTGGGCTTTTGCCGTAAATTGTATGTGGATTATCTTTGACTAATTTTTCTAATTCACTATAGATAATATCCATAGATTTTGCTACTTCATCAGCAGATTTTTCTGTATTTTGATTTGAAATCATAGCTATAACAATTTCTTTAGTAGCTTTGATAATATCAGTATTACTCATTAATTATCGCCTCACTTTCTAATAACATTTTAAAGAATAAAAAGGCTAAAAGCAATAGCGTTAACTGGCACAAGGAGTGTTTTATGTTAACTTACAAAGATATTATGGAAATAACAGGATACAGTAAAAGTAAGGCTTATGAAATCTTACGAAAATTAATAAGGAATTTTAAAAAATAAAATCCAAAAGCATTAACTTTTAGAGGCCGTATTAAAAGAGATTATTTCTATAAAAGAATTTATGGTATAGAAACAAAAAAAGAATTATGACAGAAACAAACCAATCATAATTCTAAAAAATTGATCGTAAATTTAAAAAAATTTACTCTTAGAGTATATCAACTTTTTAAATTTATGTCAAATTGTGGAAAGGAACAAGATGATAAAACCAACTTATATAGAAATGGCAGAAGTTCTAAATACATATTGGATATCAAGAACTCAGATGAGAATTTTGCTGCCACAATTATCTAAATCAAAATGTGATGAAGAGTTTAATAAAATATTAAACGATATGAAAAAAAATAATGAAGCTTATTTTGAAACTAGACCAATACTTATACCGATAGACAAGGTAATTGATAAATTTAAAATAAATAAGGCTTACATATTAAAAGAAGCAAAAAGAATGGAGAAGGGTTGATATGAAAAAGTGGAAAAGATTTTTTCAAAGTTTAAATTTAATAGAATGGATGGAGTTTATTCTATTAATTATTGTGCTTATAGCAGGCTTATGTACTGTATTTAAGTTTTTATTTGTGGGGGAAGAAAAAAGTTATAATACGCCAGTTGGCAGTTATACTTGTTATGGCGGTGCTATTAAGGTATGTTCAGGGAATACTGAAGTAGCAGAATATTTAGGGGTTTAATGATTCATATTAATATTTTAGTAACAGTTAAAAATATTTATTATGTACTATATTAATCTAAATGGCATTCTTTGTTACTGCAAAGAGTGTAAAAATTTGTTTGATTTAAAATGTGTTTATAACTTAATCAATAATGAAATAAAAAAAGATAGAAATAATAAAAATAAAGAATATATAAAAATAAGAATAAAGATAAAATGTACGCATTGTGGCAAAAAAGAATTAAAAGAAATAATATTAGAAAAAAGTAAAAATGTATATATAGCGTATGAAAATTGATATAAAGAATGAATGGATTAAGTTAAATAGAAAAATAGTTAATTGGGAATGGTACCAAGATATTGCCACATTTAAGTTATTTATACATTGTTTGATTAAAGCAAATTGGAAAGATGCTAAATTTAAAGGTATTGAAATTAAAAGAGGTCAATTTATTACCTCGTTAAATCGTTTATCTGAAGAAACTGGTTTATCAGTACAGCAAGTTAGAACAGCCTTAGAAAAGTTAGTATCAACACACTCTGTAACAAAGTCATCTTTTGAAAATTTTACAGTAATTACGGTCGAAAATTATGATGCTTACCAAGAAAATAACAAAGAAGTAACACACTATCAACATACGAGCAACAACAATAGAAGAAGAATAAGAAATAAATATATATATAATAAAAAACGCACACACACACGAAATAAATATTCAAAGAGGAATAATAGAAAGAACTATTGTCATTTGAATTTTAAATTTAAAGAAGAAAGTTGCAAAGATTGTTACAAGAAATATAAATGTCATAAGCCAACAAGCAACAAATTTATGTATCAGCATAATGGTCTTACATTTGAAGAGTGGGAAAGAAATATAAATAATTCTTATTCTAAATCTTCGGATAATATACCAGGAATGAGCGATATAGATAATTATGATTGGCTTAACGACAAAGAATCAATGGTTGGTTATGTATGATAGATTTAATTTTGTCATTAATAGTCATTTTAATTCTAATTGTAATAGACATGCTTTTGTTTATTCTAAGAATGGTAAAGGAAAAATTAAGATGAAAATATTTTATAAAAAAGATTACGAAAAGGCTTTAATAGATATTTTAAAGATAAATAAAGAAAAAGCAAATTTGGTAAGAGAGATTGCAGATTTAAAAGCTTCAAAAAAATATCTTCAAGATAAGAAATCTGAGATTGAAAAGGAACTAGCAATAACCCAACAAGAATTGATCGAAGCTAATGCTAAAGGGAATGACCTTAGTCTAGAAAATAAAAAATTAAAAGAGGTTAATTCTGAAAGAAAAACAAAAATTATAAATATCCAGCAAGACTTGGCTAAAGCTAATGCTAAAAATAGCGACTACGAATTGGCTTTAACTGATTTAAAAAAATCAAATCGAATTTTAGCTTCATCAAAAGGTGGTTATGGTACTAGTGTAAGAAAACTAAAAGAAAAAATAAAATTATTAGAAGATACAAATTCAACTTTAAAACAAGAAAATGATGAATTAAAAAGTGATAGATATGTTTTAAAAAAGATTCCTTCAGGCAGAACTCCAAAATCGCAGGAAATGAAATCTAAGCATAGTGTTACCACTAAGTCGAATGTTTCAAAATTTATTAAGGAGGAACATTTAAGCTTATGAAAAATTTAGATTTACTTATGAAATCATTTGGAATATTAATGATGGCTACTTTAGAGTTTAAGATATTTAGTTACTTTTCAAGAGAAAGAAAAAGAAATCTTAAAGAGCAAATAGAAAAGTGTAAGGTTAGAAGATGAATAGCAATAATCAGCCAAGAGCAAACTCATTCTTATTTAATGTGAAATACGAAGCAATGTTTCCTGAAATGTTAAGAACTTTAAAAGAATTTTGTCCTTTAACATATAGAGATTTGATGTATGATAAGGGACTTAGACTTAGAGATGATGGCAAGCAAGGAATAAATGAACTGGTTTTATTAACCTCAAAAGAATTTAAAATGCTTTACGGTCCAATTAAACTTACTTATTTGCTTATCGGAAATAATGTTAAACTTTTAGGAATTGAGCCATTGGAAATTTTTATGCCTGGATTTCTAAAAAGACCAAGATTTGTTTATGGTGTTCCAATTTTTAATAAAATGGACAAGTTTAAGATTACACTTTTACGAAAAATGGAGGAAATAGAAGGTGGAAGTTATTGAGAGAATAGCAAGTTGTGCTATGACTTATATTTGTGTTACTGCTTCTAATATAGTTATTGTATTTCTAATAGCTGTTTGGATAGCATTTAAAGATGATAAGAATAGAAAGGAAAAATAAGTATGGTAAGTTATATTTTAGGTTTTATTACAGGAATTATACTTATGTGTTTATGCGCTGCTAGTAGAGATTAGAAAGGTTGATAAATATGAATAGAAAAGAATTAAAAGATTATTGTGAAGAAGAACTTAAAGCATACTCATTATTCAAGTCTAACAAGCGTATGTCAGCATACAAAGAAGTTTTAGAATTATTAGATGAAAATAATATATTAAATAAAAGATTATTAAGGTTTCAACGATTACTAATAGTGTGTGTTGAAATGTTAAAAGGTTCTAATATTAATCCTGATGTTTCTATTGATAGCAAAGCTTTAAAAAAAGCGGAACATAAATACTTGTCCATCGAGTCATTTTTAACTGGTGATGTTAAACTTAGGGTGTTAGATGAAAATAGCTATCATCACCTATGAGAAATTAGAAAGACTTTCTTAATGAATAACGATAAATTTGAAATATATGAGATAGTATTTATTTTAGTTCCTATATTTATGATTTTAATTGTTTCGATTTTCCTTTATAAAGAATATTCTTTTGGAAAGCACACAGGAACTGTAATTGATAAAAAATATCAAGCAGCATATGTAAGCTACACTAGCTCTGATATTGCTGGTGGTACTCTCAGAATGCCAACTGCATATCCAGAAAGATGGCTTATTAAGATAGAAAAAGATAATAAATCAATTTGGACAGATGTTTCTGAGAAAGAATACAATGAGCTTAAAATAGGCGACTGCTACAATTGTCAGGAGGAATGATAACAAAATGATTTATAAAATAAGTGTTTTGGATAGTCAAGGATGGATTGATTATCAAGCTACAAATGATATTAACAGAATGTATTTATATATTAGAGAAATAATAAAGGAATCTAACTATTATGGGGTAATGGTTAAAGAATATGATAAATTAAAAAAGACTGAGAAGATTATACTTTTGAGGACTTTAAGCAAAAGTAGAAAATTGGTTTTAAGAAAAGAAAGGAAATTAGTATAGTTATGGATAAATCAAAAGAGAAAACTTTACTTTCTATATGCCTGGTTATGATAGCTTCAGTTATCTTAACTGGTTGTGAAATGATATCTGGCAATAGTGCGGATACAGTTAAGCACAATATCAGTAAGGAAGCTGATGAATTTAAGGTCAAGCGAAGAATAACTTTTGTTAACTTAAGGAATGGTCAATATTTATTTCAAATGACAGGCAATTGTTCCGTAAAAGGAGGGACTAGCAGTTCTAATGGTGAGTTAGAAGTCATTTGTAGGATTGGCGATGATAAATATCAAAAACATATGTTATACATTGCAGATGAAACGACTTATGTAGTAGAGCAATTAGAATATAGTGATGTTTCAAGATATGATTATGAAATTGTATTTAGACCAGAAGCAATAGTTCCAATAACAATTAAGACACAGATTGGTAATGAATAAGTTTGAAAAATCAAATGTGGAGCAGAACCAGATAAAAATATTATGTGTTAAAAATTTTAAGTGTAGAAAGGGGAAAAATTATGACAAATGATAGTGTTAAAGGATATATAATTTTTGCTATGAAAGATTTAGGTTATTCTTTAGAAGATGTTGATGAAATATTAGAAAAATTAGAATATTATTTTGACATATTTGCTGAAGGTGATGCTGAAGACTATTATCGTAGTTTAAAATGGCAAGATAATAATAGAAAGACTATAAAAGATGACAAAAGAATTCAAGTTTAAGATTGGAATGTATATTAGGACTTATGATGGAATTTCAAAAATAATTGAGGTTAGAGATAAATATCGAAAAGATATGTTAAGGTTTGTTGATACATATGGAAATATTTATTTTCCAAATGATATATTGTGTAACCCTAGTTTTGATATCGTTAATTTAATAAGGCCAGATGATCTTGTTTTGATTATGAGGAAGAAATTGCCTCCATATTTTGAACTGCATAAAGGTGATACTATTGTTTACCTTTTGAATGTTCATGGTAAAAAAAATTTTATAAAAAAATATAAAATTCGTGGTGTTATAACGAAAGAACAAATTGATTATTGGAATGCTTTAACTAATAATTCAGATTTAAAAATTATTTTTCCTAAATTTTGGAGATAAATATGAAAAAAATAATAAATAATAAATTATGTGATACTGCTAGAGCAAAAATTATTATTAGGAAAAATGATTTAAAATCGAATAAAAAAATACCATTGATTTGTAGAATTAAGAGAAATCATTTATTTTATACGCCTAGCCCGTCAGCTTTATTTGTTTGTAAGTATGGTATTAAAAATAGACCTACAAATTTATGCTTAAATTGTCCTCAATATATCGATTTTTCACTTCATTGGCAGCTATCAAAAAAATAAAAAAGTATCATAGAAAAAAAATAGGTCTTAAAGCCTTATAAATGCTAAGCAAAAAGGCTGTAGATAACTTGCAATATAATATTATACATATCTTGCACAGAAGAAAGGGTTAAATAATGGGTAAAAAGGAGTTAGTAGATAATTTAGATTCATTTATAGAAGGGTTGGAGCTAGAAGAACTAGCTCCTAAAACCATATCAAGTTATAAAAATGCAATTAATAAATTGATTAACTATTTAAAAGATAATCAAAAAATAAATAAAAAAGTTATTATGAGTTGGAAGAAAGATTTAAAAGATAAGAATTATGCTTTGAAATCAAGAAACCAATTTATAGTTGTTATAAATAAATACCTTGCTTATCTTGGATTAACCGATTGTATGGTTAAACAGTTTGAGGAACAAGAAAAGTCAAGTTTAGAAGATTACATTGAGCCACAAGAGCATAAGAGAATGTTAAGATGGGCTAAGCAGATGAATATGCTAGAGGCTTATTACATTATGAAAGTATTTGCTTCTTCAGGTGCTAGAATTAGTGAATTACAATATTTTACTGTAGAAAATTTAGAAAGTAATTATATTAAAGGAGCTTATAACAAGCACAAGGAAAGAACTTTAATCATGACTAATGATTTAAGAAGAGAATTAAAAAAGTATTGTAAAATCAATAAAATCACAACTGGCTATATATTTAGAAGTCCTGACCCTAAATTAAATAGTAATCCAGATAAAATGGTTAATCAAAGTACGATCTGGAGATGGTTGAAGAAAATTGCTAAAAAAGCAAAGATAAATGCCAAAAAGATGCATCCACACGCGTGGCGTCATTTATTTGCTAAACAATGTAAAGCTAATGGTATTGATTTAGATGAGCTGGCTGACATATTGGGACATAAGAATCTTAATACAACTGCTATATACACTAAAACTTCTATGAAAGAAAAAAAGAATAAATTGGAGAGGATAAAATATTAAATGAATTTAGAAGATAAGAAGGTAATCATTAATAAGGTTATCAAAGAAATTGAAGGGAAAAAAATTATTAAGTCCAGCTATCGTGCGACTGAAAAGTTACTTTACAGTTATCCAAAGTTGCCAGAGTCAATAAGTTTTATGAAAAAAGAAATAAGTCGTTTAAAGAAAGAACTTTCTTTAATGCCTAAGAAAGGGACATCTAAAATGATAGTTATTAATGAGCAAAAGAATAATTATTTTTATGGCGATGATACTTTAGAGATAAGATTAAGTGAATTAAAGCAAGTAGTTGCAAAAGTAGAATCACAAATAAGATTAATAAAGAATGCTTTATCTAAAATTAGTAATGATGAATATTATGAAATAATTACTAAATATTATTTTGATAGATGTACTTTAGAAGAGTTAGCAGATTATTTTGATACATCAACCGTAACAATAATTAAGCACAAAAAGGCTCTAGTAAATGAATTAAAAGTGTATCTATTTCCATCAGAATTTATCAGTGAATTATAATAATTGTGGTTTAATTTTGGGTTAAAAAAAGGTTAAATTTATGGTTAAAAAGTGGTTTATTGTAATCTTAAATTGTTATGTTATAATGTGATAAAATGAATTAATTATATTGAAAAATCAAAGGGAATGTGAATTGTTCTCTTTTTTATTTGAGCTAAGTTGTTTTTTCTATTCTTTTCAACTTGGTTCAAATAAAGAAGTGAATAAATCATTTCTTTAGAAAGAGGTAAAAGAATATGAATAAAGACAAAATTATTATAGATGGTAAAGAATATTTTTTAGCATCTAGTGCATATACTCAATTTGCGTATAAAGAACTTACTGGTCGAAGTTTTTTAAGGGACTTAAAATATGTCATAGATATTAGAAAAGGCAAGAAAAAAGATGATATTTTGTGTTTAGAAAAAATAACAGATATGATTTTACATATTGCATTCGTTATGATAAAAGAAGCATCAGAGAGCCAAGTAACTAATTATACTAGTTTTATTAAGTCAATTGGTTCCATTTATGATAATCAAGATTGGATTGAGAAAACTATACTGCTTGCTTCAATGCCCTTATCAAGGCAATTACAAAACATTGGAAAATAGCTCAACTGATGATGAGCCTATGGATGAATATTCTGTAGTTGCCTTAGCAAAAAGATTAAATATTAGTATTGATGATATAAAGCAAATGAGCTTTGTTTCTTTAATTAATATTTTGATATCTTCGGTAGATAATAGTCATAATGATACAAATGCTACTCAAGATGATATAGATAGGATGTTTTAATATAGCAAGAGAAGAATTTTATCAGAGCAAAGCTTGGAAACAACTTAGAAAAGTTATTTGGTTAAGTCAGCATTGCCTTTGTGCTAGGTGCGGTAGAGCGGTTTATGTTAAGGGCTTAACTGATTATATTCCAAAAGAAAAGCGCGTTAAAGGAATAGTCCATCATAAAGAATATCTTAACAATATTAATGTTTATGATGATAACATTAGTCTAAACGAAGAAAAGTTGGAAGGACTATGTATTTTTTGTCATAATACAGAGCATTTTAAAGCAAAAACCACAAGAAACGATGTGATTTTTGATGAAGATGGAAACTTAATTAAGAAGTAACCCCTCCCCATTAAAGCCTATAAATGCTCTTAAATGGACAACGATGCAAGGGCATTCAAAAATTGCGTGTCTCGTGTATATGACCCCCCCTCTAACTTTGATGAAAGGATGTGATAATTTTGGAAAAAGTGATTAAATCACCTAAGTTAACAGCAAAAGACATTGAAAGGTTAGAAAATGTCTTCGAGGATTTAGATAATGATGCTAGTTCGTTAGGATTAGCACTTATAGAAGAATTAAAGTTTGCTAGGAAAACTATTAAGCGGCTGAAGAAAGAAATTAATTCTAAAGGTGTTGTCATTAAAATGTCACAAGGAAATTATGAAATAGATAGAACTAACCCAGCATTACAAAGTTACAATACTTTGGTAAAAAATTATCAGGCTCTTATTAAACAGATAGTTGAAATGTTGCCAGAATCTTATAGCAATAATTTTGATGATTTTGACAATGATGATCTATGAACTATGTAGAAGAATATTATGAGTGGATAAAAACCAATCCAAAGAAAGTTTGTGAAAAAGTAAGATTAGCGTATGAGAAACTGATAGATGATATACATCATCCAAAAACAGTTTCTTTTTTTAATAAGCTAACAAACGAAGAAGAAACACATACTTATATATTTAATGAGAGGAAAGGTTTAAGAGCAGTTCATTTTATTGAGAGGTATTGCCGACAGTCTAAAGGTAAATGGGCTGGCAAGCCTATAAAATTAGAACTATGGCAAAAAGCTCTTATTCAGGCTGCTTTCGGATTTGTTGATAAAGATACTGGATATAGAAAATATAATAAGGTCATTTTATATATTGCAAGGAAAAATGGTAAATCCACTATTGCATCTGGAATAGCTACTTATATGCTTACTAAGGATCATGAGGGTGGAGCAGAAATTTATTCTCTTGCTTCTAAAAGAGATCAAGCAAAAATTATTTGGGAAGAATCAGCAAGAATGATAAAAAAATCTCCAGCTCTTAATAAAAGAATTAGGTGTTTGATAGGTGGTATTTATTATGATGCAACTGATTCTTTTTTTAAGCCATTGTCTAGCGATTCAAGCACATTAGATGGTTTGAATGCTCATTTTGTGGCGGCAGATGAAATCCATGCTTGGAAAGATGCTAATCTGATTGATGTAACTTACGATTCTATGAGTGCAAGAACCCAGCCAATGTTTTTTGAGGTATCGACAATGGGGACTGTCCGTGGTGGTGCTTTTGATAGGGAATATGAATATTGTTCTAAGTTAATTTACGATAAATTGCCAGCACCAGATGAAACCACTTTAGCGATTATTTATGAATTAGACAATGCTGATGAATGGCAAAATCCTGAATCTTGGGTTAAAGCAAATCCTGGTCTTGGCACTATTAAGGATGCAAATAAGTTAAGGGATAAAGTTAACAAAGCCATAAACGATTCTAGTCTTCTTAGTAATTTATTATGTAAAGATTTTAATGTTAGACAAACTAATACATCTAGCTGGTTAAAATTTGATGAGTTAAATAATGAGAAAGAGTACAACGACTTTAGGGATTGTTATTGCATTGGCGGTTGTGATTTATCAAGTACAACAGATTTAACATGTGCTACTTTACTTGGATTTAAAAATAATGAATTAATGGTAAAGCAAATGTACTTTATTCCTGCTAATAATATCCAAAAAAAGGTTGATGAAGACCATATTCCTTATGATAGATGGATTGAAAGAGGCTTTGTTAGAGCGTCTGGAGATTCGAAAATTGACTATCACGATGTAACAAATTGGTTTATAGAGCAAGTGGAAAATTTTGAATTAAGACCCTTGTGGGTCGGATATGACAGCTGGGGTGCTACTTATTGGTGTGATGAAATGAAAGATGCAGGATTTGATATGGTTGAAGTTCGACAAGGGGCTAAAACAATGTCGGCTCCTATGAAATTAATGAAAGCCGACTTAATTGATAAGAAAATCAATTATAATAACAATCCTGTTTTAAAGTGGTGTTTATCAAATACAGCCATTAAACGGGATGAAAATGAAAATATTCGTCCCGTAAAAGAGCAATCCCGCCAAAGAATTGATGGGACTGTTAGCCTTATAGATGCTTATGTTGTTTATATAGAAAAACAGCAAGAATATTTGAGCTATGTAAGTTAGGAGGTGATACGATGGCAAAAGAAAAGAAAAGTTTATTTAGTAAAATATTTGGTAATAATGAGAATACAGTTGCTCCAACTAATTCAACAGTTTTCCAACTTTTATCTGGATATACTCCAATTTTTACAAACTATAATGGAAAATATTATGATGATATAGATGTTCGAGCTTGTGTTGATGCAATTGCTAGGAATGCTGCAAAATTAAATCCTAAACATCAAAGATATAGTTCAAAAAAGATTAATGGAAATATTGCTTTTACTAATGTTAATGGTAATATTCAAAGACTTATTGGCGTGAGACCAAATGAATTGCAGAATGCGTATCAATTTTATTATCAGGTCATAAGTGAGTTATTTTTATTTAATAACTCTTTTATTTATATTTTAAGGGATGAGAAAGATAAAGTATTAGGATTGTATCCTCTTCATTATCAGACAATACATTTTTATGAATATAAGAATGAGGTCTGGATTCAATTTCGTTTTGGAACTGGTAAGACTAGATTTGTTGCCTTGCAAGATTGTATTCATTTAAGAAGATTTTTATCAAGTGATGGCATAATGGGTGGTAATGATATTCCAATTATAGACACATTATCAATCAAGCATGTTTTAAACGAGGGCGTTATTAATGCAATTAAGACTACTCAAGCTATTAGAGGAGTTGTCAAAAGTAACAAATCAATGCTAAAACCCGAGGCTGTTAAAAAAATGCGTGATAATTTTGTAAATGATTTTATAAATGCCAATGATGGTTCGGGGATAGGTGGATTAGATGCTACAACGGATTTTACCCCTGTAAGATTAGAACCATTACAAGCATCTGATGAAGAAGTTAAAAATGTTGATAAAAAAGTTTTAAGATATTTTGGAATTAGTGAGGAAATTATTCAGTCTAAATATTCTGAGGATGATTGGAATGCTTTTTATGAGAGTGTTATAGAACCCATTGGTCTACAACTTGGTTTAGAATTCACAAATAAGCTATTTTCGTATACTGAAATAGCTCATGGCAATCAAATTATTTTTAATTCTAATAGATTGCAATATGCCTCCAATTCAACAAAAATTAATTTATTAAGATATGCAAATAATTTAATGACTGTTGATGAACTAAGAGAAGTATTTAACTTAGAACCTTTACCAGATGGAAAAGGTCAAAAAATTATGCAAGATCTAAATCATATTAATGGCGATATAGCTGATAAATATCAGTCTGGCGGTGATAGTAGTGAGGAGGAAGATGAAGATGATAAATCAGGAAATGAGAACAACGAAAAATGAATTTAGAACCGTTGAAAATGAAAATGGTGACTTAATTATTGAGGGGTATGCAATAGTATTTAATCAGCCTGCAACCCACGGCTTTACTGAAATAATTGATAGCAAAGCATTAGATAAAACTGATATGTCAGATGTTGTTTTAAGGTACAACCATAATGATTCATTTTTAATTTTAGCTAGAACTAGAAATAAATCATTGGAATTGTTAAAAGATAATTATGGTTTAAAAATACGAGCAACATTGCAAAAAGATATAGCAGACCATGTTAATATTTACAATGCTATTAAAAGTCAATTAATTGATAAGCAATCGTTTGCGTTTTCAGTTACTGCTGATGAATATGATTATGACAATGATACGAGAACTATTACTGAAATTGGAAAACTTTATGATGTTTCAGTAGTTGATTTTCCATTTTATAGCGGTACATCAATAAGCACTGTTGAGCGAACAAATGATGATTCATTTCTTATTCAAAGAGCAAAACTTAGAGAAAAAGTGGTTTTGGACTTAAAAAAAGATATTTTAAAGAAATTAATTTAAAAAATAGGAAAGATAACAGCCTTTAAAGAGTGTCAATTTGAAAGGAAGGTCCAAATGGATAGATTAAAGGAAATCGAAACTCGAAAAAATGAAATAAAAAAAGAATTAGAAGCAACTGAGGATAAAAGTAAATTAGAAAAACTTAGTAAAGAAGTTGATGATTTACTTGCTGAAGAGAGAAATCTAAAAGGGGTTGAAGAGAGAAAAGCAATTACTAAAAAATTAGAGGAAAATTTAATTGTTGCTAATGATATTGATGCTGAAATGAGAATGGTATCTGCGAATGTTGAAGTAAGAAACACTTCTAAATATATTGATGCTTACGCTGAATACCTAAAAACAAAGGATGATACAGAAGTTCGTTCTTTATTAACTGATAATGCTACTGGTGGTACAGTTGCTGTTCCAACTTTTGTTTCTGATATTGTAAAAACATCAAGAGAAAAATCAAGTTTAGCTTCTTTAGCTGCATGTTCAGAAATTAAGGGTAATTTCGAGCAGCAATTTGAATATGCTGGAAGTGATGCAACCGATCATGCTGAAGGTGCAGCTGACAATGAAGAAGGAAACATTTCATTAGGAATAGTTAAATTAATTCCAGGATATGTTAATAAAATGATTAGCATAAGTAAGGAAGTTATGAGTTTAAGAGGTACAGCATTCTTAAATTATATTTATGATGCAATAGCTCATAAAATTTTCTTGAAATTAGATGACAAAATTGTTGCTAAAGCTTTAGCATTGCCAGCTACTGCCACAAGTGAATCTCCTAGTGCAAATGTTATCACTGTAGAACCATCATCAAAAGCTGTTGTTGATGCTGTTTGCAATTTGTCTGATGAAGCTAACAAACCAGTATTGATTATGAATAAATTAACTTATTCTTATTTTAAGGATGTAGAGAGAAAATCAAATTATAACTTTGATATATTTGAGGGTTATGATGTAAAATATTCATCAAAATTACCTGCTTATGAAAAAGCAACTGCGGGTGCTGTTTACATGATTGCTGGTGATATTTCTAATGGAGTTCAACTAAATTTCCCAAATGGTATTGATAATATTGAATTTGTTTTCGACACATTAACTCCTAAGAAAAAATCTTTAGTTGAAATATCTGGTGATTCTTATGTTGCTGCTGATGTCGTTGCTGATAAAGCATTCTGTCTAGTAAAAAAACCAGCTGCATCTAAGTAGGTAATTGTTTATGGTTGAAGAAATAAAAAAACTTCAAGGTATAAATAATGACGAATTTGATAACATTATAGCAGCGTATGTTGCCTCAGCCGTAAAGGATTTAAAGGTAATTGGATTAGATCAAGCAAAAGTCGTTGAATCTGACCCTTTAATTCATACGGCTATAATCAGTTATGTTTTAAGCTATATTGATGACTTAAATAGTGAAATGTATGCTAACTCTTATGCAATGCAAAAGGATTCATTAAGACACAGTATTGAATATATGAGGTAAGTAATGAGATATACTGAAATCATATACTTAATTGCTAAACAATTAAAACAAGATGAAATAGGTAATTTTATATCATCTGGAGATGCTAAACAAAAATGTTTTGCCAAAAAGCAGAGTGTTAAAACTAATGAATTTTATACTGCTACAGTAAATGGTTACAAACCATCAATCGAGTTCGTAATCAAAAGAAAAAATTATAATAATCAAGAATTATTGAGTTGGAATGATGAACTATATCAAATTATTAGAACGGTTGATCCAAAAAATAAATTTGATATAGTTTTAGTTTGCTCTAAAAAGTTAGGAGTTGCTTAGATGGCAAAAGGCATTTTAGATGTAAGTACAATTTTAAATGAATACTCTAAGGATATTCAGTCAGAAATTACAGAAACTGCCATTAACATTGCTAAAACAGGAGTTTCTGAACTGAAGAATAATTCTCCAAAGTCTATAAAAAAAACTAGTCATCGTGGAAAATATGCTAAAGGATGGAGATGCAACATTTCTAAAGGAACAGGTTTTGTTGAATGTGTTATTCATAATTCAACTGATTGGCAATTAACTCATCTTTTAGAAAACGAACACGCTACTAATAATGGTGGAAAATATGTTCCTAAAAAGAAACATATTGAACCGGTCCATGATAAGTGCGTGGAAAGTTATCAAGAAGAAGTCGAAAAAATTATAAGAGGTGGAAAATGACGCATTCTGATTTATTTAATATTCTGAAAAAAATTGGAATTGAAGTTGCTTACGATCATTTTGATACTCCAGTAAATCCTCCGTTTATTGTGTATAGAGAATCGGATTCAGATAGTCTTTTTGCTGATGACATTAATTATGTCGATTTTTTAAACTTTGAGATTGAATTGGTAACTAAAAAGAAAGATTTATTATTAGAAAATTCGATATCTAATAAATTAAAAGAAAATGAAATACCATATAGAAAGAATCAATTATGGGATAGTGCAGAAAAAATATATCATACGATTTATGAAATTTAGAAAGGATAATTATGGAGACAGTAAATAATAAAGTTAAATTTGGTTTAAAAAATTTTTATATTGCTCCACTTGATTTTGATGGAACCAAATATACTTATGAGGTTCCATTTAAAGTGCCTGGTGCTGTAGCGTTAGGAATGGACCCATCTGGTGAAAGCGGCGATTTTTATGCTGATGATACAATCTATTATTCCAGTACTGAAAATCAAGGATATTCTGGAGATTTAGAAATAGCCGACACTCCAGATGAGATGCGAGAAAAAATTTATAGAGAAAGTGTAGATAAAAATGGCGCATATATAGAAAATTCAGAAGTTGAAATTCGCCAAGGAGCAGTTATTTTTGAAATTAAAGGCGACAAACAAAATAGAAGAATTGTTTATTATAATTGCAGTTTTTCAAGACCTAAGAGTTCTGCTAAAACAAAAGAAAACAGTAAAACTCCTGCAACCGATACTATAACGATTAAAATGATGCCAAGAGAAACGGATCATAAGGTTCGTGCTATTCTTAAACCAAGTACTACCAATAAGACAGCTTATGATGCTTTCTTTGCAAAAGTTTATGAAGAAGAAACAGCAACACAAGCTAGTTCTAAATAAAAAAACATACTACTCATGTGAGTAGTACAAAGCACTGTAAAAACTACAGTGTTTTTTAGTACTCACAAAAAAGGAAGTGATATAATGGCTAATAAAAAACTACAGGGAATAACGATTGAAATAGGCGGTAATACTAAAAAATTAAATGAAGCTTTAGAGAGTGTAAATAAAACAATTTATAAAACTAATGGTGAATTAAAGAGTCTAAATAATGCTTTAAAATTAGATCCTAAAAACACAAAATTACTTGCAGATAAACAAGAATTGTTAAAAAATAACATTCATGCTTCAAAAGAAAAATTGAAAGAATTAACTTCTGCTCAAAAAGAGATGGGAAAATATAAAAACCTTACTGATAGTCAGAAAGAAAGTTATAGAGAATTAACTATTGAAATAGTAAAATCTAAAAATTCAGTTAAGAACTTAGAAGATCAATTAAAAGATATGAAAAATATAGATTTATCTAAAGTTGGCGATACTATTTCAAAGGTTGGAAACATAGCAGAAAGCGTAATAAGTAAAGTAACTAAAATAACGGCGGTGGTTGGCACAGCTGTTGCTGGTGCTGTTAGTGCAGGTGTTAAATCTTATGCTGATCAAGAACAATTGGTCGGCGGTGTTGAAACTTTATTTAAACTGAGTGATAAGGAAATCAAGGAGTATGCCAAAGTATATGGTATCAGCGTTGAAGAAGTAAAAGCTAATGCAGAATTAATGAATAATTCAATTGATACGGTTATAGGTAATGCTAATCAAGCTTATAAAACTGCTGGTATGAGTTCTAATGAGTATTTGGAAACGGTAACTTCATTTAGCGCTAGTCTTCTTCAAGCTGTTGGTAATGACTCGTTTGAGGCTATGGAAATTTCTGATATGGCTATAGTAGATATGGCTGATAATGCTAATAAAATGGGAACTTCTATTGATAGTATTAAAACAGCATATCAAGGTTTTGCTAAACAAAATTATACTATGCTTGATAATCTTAAATTGGGTTATGGCGGAACTAAATCAGAAATGGAACGCTTGTTAAGTGATGCTCAAAAAATAAGCGGTGTCAAATACAATATTTCTAATTTAAGCGATGTTTATAATGCAATACATGTTATTCAAACTGAGATGGGGATAACTGGCACTACAGCTAAAGAAGCTGAAACAACAATTCAAGGTTCCGCACTATCTATGAAAGCTGCATTTGATAATTTTCTTAATGGTAGTGGTAGCCCAGAGCAGTTGTCTGAAGCAATTGTTGTTTTAGTAGATAATGTTGTTAATGCAATTCAAAAAATTGCACCTGATATCATTAATGGTCTAATATCTTTGTTAAATTCGCTGTTGCCTAATGTGATAGACTTAATAACTCAAATGTTGCCACAATTAGTAGATGCAGCTCAACAATTAATGACTTCGCTGCTAGAAACTATAAGTCAAAATATCGAACCAATATCTACAACTGTTGTGAGTGTTTTAATGAGTTTTATAGATTTTTTATTAGAAAATTTGCCAATGATAATTGAAGTTGGTTTACAAATAATTATTGCTTTAGCTCAAGGGATAAGTGAAAATCTGCCTACAATTATTCCGGCTGTTATTGATTGTATATTGGAAATTATTGATGTTTTGATTAGTAACATAGATTTGATTATTGATGCAGGAATTCAATTGTTTTTAGGTATCTTAACTGGACTTATGTATGCCACTCCACAAATTTTAATTAAAATACCGGAATTAATAGCCAAACTGGTAGTAGCATTAAAATCTGGATTAGGTAAGATTTTTGAAGTCGGAAAGTATCTGATTCAAGGATTATGGGAAGGTATAAAAGATTCATATCAATGGTTAAAAGATAAAATTGCTGGTTTTGGAAAAAATGTTATTGGCTGGTTTCAAAGCGTATTTAAAATTCATTCTCCGTCGCTTTTGACGAAAGAGAAAATTGGTAAAAATTTAGGCTTAGGTGTTGTTGAAGGAATTGATTCGACAGTTAGTAATGTAGAAATGGCTATGCGTAATTTGTCTTCGAAAGTCGAGGCTAGTGTTAATCCAACAATTAATCCTACGGCAAATTCTAATCCTTTGATATTGCAAATTGATAACTTTTATAACAATGATGATATCGATATTCAACGTTTAGCTGAAAAATTGGAATTTTATAGGAAGAATAGTGCTTTAGCAAGAGGAGGAGCTTAATATGGTTTTGTGGAATAATAAAGATTTTAGAGATTATGGAATAATTGTTGAGAGTATCCCACCTATTCCTAAAGCTGAAAAAAATTTTACTAAATATGAAGTACCAGGAAGAAACGGTTATTTGTTTGTTGATAATGGAAATTATAAAATAACTACTTATAGCCTTTCTTGTCATTTTCATAAGAGTGCAGATATTAATAAAATAAAAGAATTTTTGGATGGTTATGGAACATTGTCAATAGACGGAAAAATTGAATATACTGGCGTAATTGATGGTTCTATTCCATTTGAAAAAGTAATGATGTTTAGAAAGTTTTTAATTCAATTTTGCTTGAATCCGATAGGGGAAGATATCAATTATACAGTTTATAAGGCTACAAAAAATGATTTCAAAATAAATATTAATAATGCTACAGCGATTATGTATCCTATTTTAAAAATATCAGCAACTGGTAATATAAGTGTAACGATAAATAATCAATCATTTAATTTGAAAGATGCTGATGGAGAGTATATTCTTGATTGTAAGAATAAAGTTATTACTAAGAATGGTATAAATGCTTCATATCAAATGCAAAATGATTTTCCTTGGCTTCAACCACAAGAAAATCATATTTTGTATACTGGTTCAGTATCTTCGTTTGAAATTCAATATAAGAAAGCTTATTTGTGAGGTACTGTATGAATATATATTTGAGCGATACTGTTGATTTTGATAATAATGGTTTGGGCTTTTTAAGAGATTTAATTTCCTGTAGTGTTACAGAAGAGCTAAACGGAGATTATTCTGTTGAATTTGTATATCCTTTAAATGGACTTCTATCTGAATATATTCAAGAAGAAAATATTATTAAATGTGATGTAGGTCACGATGATTATCAGCTTTTTAAAATTTATTCTATTGATAAAAATTTTGAAACAATTACTGTTAATGCTAAACATATTTTTTATAGTTTAGCTGACAATTTTGTTGTTGATATAGCTCCAAAAAATCAACCTTGCTCTGAGTTAACAAATTGGATATTATCTCATACTGTTGTTAAGAATAATTTTGAAGCATTTTCTAGTATTTCAACATTAAAAAGTGCAAGATATGTTAGGAAAAATCCAATTGAATGTATTATAGGAACTGACAATAATTCCGTTGTTAATTTATATAATGCTGAATTGCAAAGAGATAATTTTAAAATAAAATTATTAACTAGGGTTGGCAGCGATAATCATTTGAAATTGTTATTTGGTAAAAACATTACCGGTATTAACATTTCAATTGATTCTAGTGAAATTTATACTGAAATAATGCCTATCGGATTTGATGGGTTAATTCTTCCAGAAAAGTTTATTATAAGTCCGCTAGTTAATAATTATCCTAACCCTAAAATTACAAAGTATGAATTTAGCAATATTAAGTATGATCCAGATGATGCAGAGGCTTATCATACATTAGATGAAGCATATGATGCTTTAAGACTTGCAACTAAAGATTTGTTTGATTCTGGAATAGATAAGCCGACTATAAATATAAAAATTGATTGGTTGGAACTGTCGAAAACAGAAGAATATAAAAATCAGTATGGTTCTTTAGAACAGGTTCATCTTGGTGATACTATATATGCTGAATTAGCTGGTTTAAGCTATGAAACAAGAGTTATTAAAACAGTATATAATCCATTAAGTAAGATGATAGAAAAATTTGAGATAGGTACAGTTAAAGCAAGTTATCAAAGTGCTATTAACAAAATTAATTCTAGTCTTGAAAAACTTGATAATAATTATACTAATTTTCTTGATACAGCCAAAGAAAATGCCACAAAGTTAATTACATCAGCGATGGGCGGTTATACTTATAAAACAAATAATGAATTATTTATTATGGATACTGATAATCCTAAAACAGCTCAGAAAATATGGAGATGGAATCTTAATGGCTTAGGATATTCAAAAACTGGAATTAATGGTCCTTATGAACTTGCTATAACACAAGATGGTCAAATCGTGGCTGATTTTATTAGTACTGGTAAAATAAATACATCGTTAATCGAAGGATATGATTCTTTAGTAAATCAGGTTAAAAAAAGTCTAACATTAAAGAAGGATGTTACGGGTGTTAACAGTATAATTGTTGATGATGCAAAATTAGGAAATGTATTATCTTTTAACTTATATGGCAATGTAAAAAGTGATAATGAATATACTAATTTAATTATTGCAGATAAGACTGGTAATAAAAGAATCATTGAGTTGCCATTTAAAGAATTAAATTATTTAGATAAAGATACTTATGATGAGTTTACAGTTGAGAATAATACTGCTAAAATTGTTAGAAGAACAGAATATTCAACCGTTTATAAAGCTATTGAAGTTGGTGATGATCTAAGTGGTGTGAGATTAAAACTTGACTTATGTGATTTTCAGCTTGGTAATTTTACACTAATTGCAAGTGATAACTATTCAATTAAAGTTATATCTTACGGAAGTTCCAGCAATAGAACGGAAATGACAGTTTTAGTAAATTCAGACCAAACTAGCACTACAGTTTTATATAGCTATAATTCTGGTACTGGCAATGAAATCAAAATGCCTTACTTTAAATTACCAGATGATTTTGGAATTGTAACTGAAATATGGGATTATGATATAGATCATACTTTGAGTAATTACATAACTAAAGAAGCTGTTGGACCTTTAGTTAAATTAGATGAAGAAAAAGAAGATGATTTAAAAGAAGCTTTGAAAGAGTGCTTTATCACTTTAAATGATGGATATAATAAAATATATTTAGAAGTTAATGATATAAATTATAAAATGTCATATGTAATTCAGAATGATTATACTGATGTATTGGCTACGCAAATAGATTTAGCTACAATGAGAAGTCAAACTGAAAAATCAATTGTAGATAAAGTTTATGGAAAATATGTAGGTAGCGATGGCAAAGTTCACGAGTTATCTGGTGAAATAGAAAATAAGATTGATAAGGATGATGATAAATCTCTAATTTCGATTATCAATGCAAGTGCTAATGTAATTAATTTGAAATCTAATAGATTTTCAATGGTTTCTGATAACTCTAAGATAGATAAAGATGGTTCGGTTGAATTTACAAAAGGTTTAATTGGAGGCTGGCATTTGGAAAAAGGAAAGTTATGGTGTTCTATAAAACCTGATTATGACTATACAGAAGATGACTTTAGTAGAATTCAAGCCATTCTACAAGGAGCTTCCTATACTAATGAAGAACTTCAGAAATACGATATAGATAAAAATGGAGTTATTGATAGTAAGGATCAATTAATGTGTCGCCAATTAATCAAATTCAATTTGAAAAGTAGTAATCCTGGGAAATTGTTATTAGATCCAACTGATTGGATTAGACCGATAAGAATTGTCAACAGTTCTAATCAGGATATCGCTTGGTTTGGTGTTAATGGTGTAATGACTGGAGATAATTAAAATTATGAAAAAGTTAAATTTTATTATTAATTGCATAACTTTATTGTTATGTTTTTTTATTACTTTAAAGGTGCTTGATTTTAATAAATATGATTTAAACTGCGATGGAAGAATAGATAGTAAAGATTTATTAGATTTAAAGCAATACCTTTTAGAAAGGATGGAATATGAAGATAATTAATGCTGTAGTAAATAATGTTGATGTCTCTTTAGAAACTATTGAGACAATAATTGAAAATCAAGTAAATAATGCTAAAGTGATTATTAAATTTGATGAAACTTGGGAACCTTTTGATAAGTATGTTATTTTTAAAGATGAAAGCTTAAATACTTATAAAGTGGCTGTTATAAATGATGAAGTAATGCTCCCTAATGAATTAAAGTCTGGCTTTGTGGATTTTCAAATTTACGGACAAGTTTTAGGTGATAGTACAATAGAAAAAAGACAGCCTACTAGAATTTGTGGCTTATTAGTAGAAAATTCATTAAGTCCAGATGGTTTAAATGTAAGTATTCCAACTCCAAGCGAGTGGGATAACTACATTAAGCAGATAGAGGATATTACTAACAGAATTGTATCTGATGAAGCTACTAGGGTAGAAAATGAAAATAATCGTGTGTCAAATGAAGATACAAGAATTAAGAATGAAAAAGCTAGAGTATCTTCTGAAACTACAAGAGTTAATGCTGAAACCAATAGGGCTAAGAGTGAAACAACACGAGTTGAAAATGAAAAGTCCAGAGTATCAGCTGAAAACAAAAGATTATTAGCTGAAAACCAAAGAATAGAGGTTGAAAATACTAGAGTAGATAACGAAAAGCAAAGAGTTTCTTCCGAAACCGTTAGAATTAAAAATGAAGAAACTAGAGAAGAATATATTTTACAATTAAAAAAAGATGTTAAAGACGGAAAATTCAACGGCGAGGCTAATCTTGCCGTTTTTAAAGTTGAAGTGAAAACTGGAAAATTATTAATGTTGAAAACTAAAAATTTAAGATTGATAGATTTTAGAATTAATGAAAAGGGAAGATTGGAGGAGTTGTTAAAATGGATAACACAGTAGAAGTGCAAGAACTTGGAAAAGTAATGATTACGCCAAAGGGGGAATATAGTTCATCTAAAAGTTATGAAATACTTGATGCAGTTAGTTACAATGGCTCATCATATGTTTCAAAGATAAATGATAATACAAGTGTTCCGACTAGTAATGATTGGCAATTATTAGCTCAAAAAGGTGATGTTTATGATGTTGCTGAAGAAGATTTACAAGCTATAGCTAAACAGATAATCGATAATGCTAATAGTGCTTTTAATCAAAATGTAAAAACCAAAACAAAAGAATTTAATACCAATGCGACAAATAAATTAAATGACTATGATATTAATTCTAAAAGTACAACCGAAACTTTTGATGCCAATGCAAAAAAGAAATTAGATGAGTATAATGCAAATGATACTAAAAAGTTAAAGGCATATAACGATAATGCTAACAATAAACTAAGTGCTTATAACACTAATGATACAAATAAATTAAAAGCATATAATACAAATGCTGATTCTAAAATAGAAGAATATAACACTAATGCTAATAGTAAAATTGCTGAATACGACAAACATAGTGAAGAATTAAGAAATATGGCTATTTCAACTGATAATGAATTAGAACGAGTAAAAAATGAAATCCTAGATACAGGTAGTGCTAGTGATAGTTTTATTCATGTTGAAGATAGTTTTATGGCTAAAATTAAAGAATTAGAAATTGATGGAGTAATTAACCAAAAAACTACTACTGGGAAAAATAAATTGAATTTAGAATTTTCTAACGAATTATCAACATTAGCAGGTATGACATTTTCTCATACAAAAAGTGAGTTTACTTTAAATGGCACTGCAACGAGTACTTGGCAATCAATGGCATTGAAAAATAATTTGCCCATTGATGCCGGAAAAACATATTCTTTAAGTGCAAATATTGAAGGAACAAATCCTAAGATGCAAATAACATTAAGAGCATTTAATGACTCTAATCCCTTATTTAGTATTCCAATATTGAAGAGCAACAATTATAAAAACACAGTAACAGCTAGTTTTACCGATGAAATAACAAAATGTGATTTTGTAGTTGAAGGTTTAACCGTTGGAGAGGTATATAATTTAACGGCTGAAGTCCAATTTGAAGAAAATTCTACACCAACCGATTACGAACCATACACAGGTGGACAACCTTCACCTAGCCCAGACTATCCACAAAAAATTAAGACTATCACGGATGGTTTGAATATTACAAGTTGCAATAAAAACATATTTAATTTTAATGAAACTAAAAATTTAAAAAAATATAATTGTGACTATAAATATGAAAATGATATTTTAGAGCTTACTCAAACATCACAATGGACATATGTATCGTGTGATATAAAAGTTAAACCAAACACAACTTATGTGTATAGTTTTGAAATGGATTTTGAAGGCATTAATAGGCCATCAAATTGGTGGTTATCTTTAAACGATACCAAAGGCACAACATACAATAAAAATCTTGTTAGTTTTATAAATGATAAAATTTATAAAATTTTTAACACTACGAATAGTAATACATTACAAATATTATTTACTGGCTCTACTACAACTATACCAACTAAGACAATATTTAAAAACATCCAGTTAGAGGAAAATCCAAGTTTAACTGATTTTGAACAGAATTTGTTATCTAAAATTGAAGCCAAATTACCAGAAAATGAGTTTATTGGCAAATTTGATGGCACCTATAAAGACATAGTAAGAACCGAGTATTTTCCAGAAGAAGGGCAATATCACTTGATGTTGGATAAAATGATGGGAAAATACACGTTTACAGGAAATGAAAATTGGTCTACATATACTCAGAGTAATGGTATACCAATATTTAGATGTACTTTACCTGCTAGTGGTTACGTTGTGAAATCGAATTATTTTGTTTCACAAACTACTTGGCCTACTCTATTAGAGGAAAATAGAATATTTAATCATGTTGGAAATTATCAAAACATTGAAATAGCGTGCTCTAAATTTGATACACTAACTAATTTCAAAAACTTTTTAACAACCAATGTTGTTCAAATGTATTATGGTTTGAAAACACCATACACATTAGATTTAGGACCAATAGACATGCCTCTAAGTTACAAAAGAATAACTAATATTTTCACTGATAGCGACTTACTTCCAAAAATAACAGCTAAATATTATAGAACATTTGAAAAAACAATTCAAAATATGCAAATAAATGAAAAGTCTTTGAAGCAAGAAATAAACGATTTGAATAACAATATATCTGATATTACTAAAAGATTAGAGGCTTTAGAGAGTGCTAATGCTAGTATTGTAGAAGAAAGTGAGGCTTCAAATGATTTACAAAATTAAAGATAAGTACTACTTTAAGGTAAACGATAATGAATATCAAGAAATCAATCCGGTAAAAGTGTCAAGAGGTAATAGATATGATTTAGTTCTAACTGAGACTAATTTTTTTATTAGAAATGTTTCAGAAGAAGAGATACAAGAAGTAACTTTTGCTGAAGTTGAAAAAGAAGTATTGGGTGGCTAATATGGACGAAAAACATTTAGAAAAATTACAAGAAATAGATGATAGATCTAAATCCAATACTAAAAGACTCGACACTCAAGAAAAGAAAATCAATGAATTAGAAAAAACTTATTCTATTATGTCAAAAATGGATTTTCGAATGGGAAAAGTTGAGAGTGCAGTAGAGCGTATAGATTCTAAACTGGCAACAGCTGATAAAAACAAAGGGATGAAATGGGATAAATTGATAGAATATCTATTCTATGCTTTTGTTGCTTTTGCTTTAGTTAAATTGGGTTTGAAATAGAAAGAGGAAAATATTATGGATAAAATGAAATTAAAAGATACTATAGAATTAATGATAAGTGATGATTACAAAGAGAGATTTAAATCTGAATATTATCAAACTAAGATAAGATATAAAAAGCTTCATAAAATTATAATTAAATCTCAAGCAGGAACACTTGATTTTGAATTAAGTTGTCCTCTTGAAATTTTAGAAAAACAAGCATGCTATATGGGGAATTATTTAAAAACACTTGAAATAAGAGCAGAAATTGAAAAAATAGAATTATAGGAGAAAAATTATGGATAATGATAAATTTTTAAAATTATGTAAGAAAATTGTTAGCGATTATGCTAACGAACATCTAGATGTTACTGATAAGACTAAAATAGCTGAGACCGATGTATATTGTGTTTGGCTATGCAAAACACTTGGCAACAACAAAGCATTGCTAAGCACAACTTTATTTGATGGTATGTACTATGAAGTAACCTTTAATGGCGGCAAAAATCAGGTTTATTTAGACGCTTATAAAAAATTTGAAAATAAATGTATTGAAATACCAAAGGAAGGATAATTTATGAATATTAAAGAAATTTTAATCATTGTTGGAGCCGTGCTAATTTGTGCATTGGCTTTTTATTTAGTTTGCCAAACAAAATTAAGAATTAAGATTTATGCTTTGCTTTTGGATGCTGAAAAAACTGACGATGACGGCACGACTAAATTTGAATATGTGTGTAGTAATGCTTATGAATATGTCCCGTCTTGCTTTAAAGTATTTATAAGCGAAAGTTCTTTTAGAGTGTTAGTACAAAAATTGTACGACAAGTTAAGAGATTTAGCAAAAGACGGAAGGATAGATGGTGATAAATGAGTGAGATTGATAAAGTAATTAATATGGCCTTAGATGAAGTTGGATATATTGAGAAAAAAAGCAATGCTAACTTAGATAGTAAAACACTCAATGCTGGCAGTAAGAACTATACAAAGTATGCTCGTGATTTAGATAATATTGCTGGCTTTTATAACGGCAAAAAACAGGGATTTGCGTGGTGTGCTGTTTTTGTCGATTGGTGTATGGTTAAGGCTCTAGGAGTTGATAGAGCAAGGCAGTTGCTTTGTTACCCTAAAAATTCTTGTGGGGCTGGGTGTAGTGAATCTATTAAGTATTATAAGAATAATAATAGATTTGTAACTAGTAATCCAAGGAAAGGCGACCAGATTTTCTTCAAGCAAGGCCATACTGGTTTAGTTTATGATGTTGATAATTCTAAGGTTTATACTGTAGAAGGTAATACTACTAAGGCATTATGGGTCGTTTCCAATGGCGGAGAAGTTTGCAAGAAGAGCTATAGCTTAAAAAGTAGCAGTATTATAGGTTATGGCCGTCCTGATTATAAGATTGACGATAATGCTTCTAATGATAAAGTAACTGAAAAGTTCGGATATGAATTTGGAACCTGCAACGCATATTATAAAGCCAGAAAGGTTAAAGCAATTCGTAGAGAACCTAATTTGTCCGAAAATGTCAAGAAAGTCAAAGAAATTTCAAAGGGGTTAAGACCTGGGTTAACTTCTAAGAATCTAAATGCTAAAGCCCATATTAAGATAGGTTGTACTTTAACTATTTTAGAAATTATAGAGGATTCCAATGGCTTGATCTGGGGCAGAAATTACGATGGCTGGTTAGTGCTATGTGAAAAAGATGGCACTAAGCAATTAGTGTTTGTGAGAAATAAGTAATAAAAAAAGGTATTTTGCACATATTATTAAATATGATAAAAATTTTATTGACTTTTATGAAAAAATATCAAATAATATATAACACTATTTTAAATAAAGCAAAAGTATGCTATCATTTTAATAGTAGAGGTAGGAATATGGCAAAGAAGATGTGTAAGAGTAATGAGGGGATTATGGATGCTAGGTCTTTGGCTTGTTATATAAAAAAGTGTTATGAAAAAAAGTTTAATGGTGATGAAATATCACCTATAAAGCTACAAAAATCTTTATATTTTTGTTTTGCTTATTGGGGCGGTTTTGTTCGCAGAGGAAAAAGTGAAAAAACAGAATTTTCTACTAATAAGTATAGTGAAATTTTATTTTCTAATAAAATTGAAGCTTGGGTATATGGACCTGTAGTTCCGGATGTATATCACGAGAAAAATTTAGAAAAATATGAAGATAATAGTATTTTTACTGATGGTATTATGCAAAATTATATTAATGGTATTCTAGATGATGTTTTGGCTGCTAATGATTTTAAATTAGTTGAAGTATCGCATCAAGATAAATGTTGGAAGAAGCATTTTAATAAAAAATCAATTTTTCATAATGATACTATTCCAGCTGATGAAATAATAAGCGAATATGCAAAAATTTAGTGATAGATTAAAAGCAACATCTGAACTTTCAAAGCCAAGTATTTTTGACAATAAAGGCCGCTTTGATTCTAATGTAGTAAAGAGAATCGATTTTGATTCAGGACTAAAATCTAAAAATTTAGAAGAATACTATTTTACTAATTTTTATGGTAATGAAAACGAAAGTGCGTATTGTTTAATTAAAGAATTATATTCTTTTTGCTGTAACGGTGATTTTGAGTTTCTAAACGAGTTGAAAATTAGTGAATTAAGAAAAAGTGATAGAATAGATAGATTGCTTAAAATTCTTTCAGAAATTCAAGATAAAAAATATTCTGAAAAAGATCTATTTTCTATTTATAAGACTAGGTATAAAAATCACAATGAATTAAGAATATACATAAAAAGAAGCAGAAATAATTTATCTGTTATTTTATTAGATTTGTACCATCTTGGCATTTATTCTGCAATTTATAAAAAGGACAAAATGGAAGTTGTGCCTTTAAAAAAATTATATAGAAGACATATCAGAAACACATTAAAACTAGACGATTTAAAAAGAGGTAGTTGATACTTTGATAAAGTATTAGCTATCTCTTTTTTTGTTTAATAAAGTATTTTAAAACGCAAAATTTTTGGGATTTTCAAACACACTCCAAACACACTTTTTAGTAATTTATGCCGTTTTAATGATATCGTCAAGTTGCTTATTTGCTGATAAAATGGGCTTTCGTGTGAGTTATTGATTATTAAAAACTAGTTAAAATACTACTCCCACGAGACACCATTTGATAATTAAAGCCCGATAGTTCGGACTTTTTTTGATACTTTAAATAATTTTTGGAAAATAAAACAATTTTTGATTGCAAATAGTGAAAAAAATCCATTTATTGCAAAAAAATGCATAATATTACCTTAAATGTCATAATATTTAATTGACTTTGAATAATTTGATATGCTATAATTTATTTGTTGCTGAAAAGCAAATGGAGGAATACCCAAGTTGGTTGAAGGGACTGGTCTTGAAAACCAGCAGGTCGTGTAAGCGGCGCTAGGGTTCGAATCCCTATTCCTCCGCCATTTCTTAATTATATATCGCGGAGTAGAGCAGCCCGGTAGCTCGCGAGGCTCATAACCTTGAGGTCATTGGTTCAAATCCATTCTCCGCAACCATTTGGTTCGTTAGTCTAGAGGCCTATGACGCCTGCCTGTCACGCAGGAGACCACGGGTTCGAATCCCGTACGAACCGCCATTTATGGCTTCATAGCTCAGTCGGTAGAGCAGAGGACTGAAAATCCTTGTG